TTATCTCCCCTTTTTTAAATTAGCAATTTCCTTTTTTACCATATCCATTATCATTTTTTCAGTTTTTTCATCAATATTCTTTTCATCTTTGATTATTCCATTTTCAATTAAAAATTCAAGAAAATTAGAAACTAAAGCTTCCTTTTCTTTTCCTAAACCAGTCTTTTCAGTTGTTAAACCTTCTAAATAATCTAAAGATACATTAAAATATTCAGCTACTTTTTTAGCAAATTCCCTTCCTCCGTCTTGTTTTCCAGCTTCAACCATTCCTATTAAACTTCTTGCAACTCCTAGCTTTTCACTTAATTGTTTCTGCGTAAGCCCTTTATCTTTTCTTAATTCTTTTAAAATTTCAGATTTCATTTTTATTTCTCCTTTTAAATTAGTAACTTATATATTGGATTATGCCCTAAAAGTCATGAAATATAACCACATTCATTAAAATATCATAAAAAATGATAATTAAAAAGAGAACATATGTACTAAAATGTAGAAAAATAAATGAAATAAGAGATATTTTTAGAAAGTTCACTTTAAATTACCAAAGTCATGATATATGACATTTATTGAAGTTATATCCTTAAAAATGGAGTTTTACATAAGTCATATTATGTGACATAATAACAACTGTAGAAAGGAGGTGCAAACGTGTTAAAGGACTTAAGACAAAATGTAGGTTTAACAACTGATTTTGTTTCTAAAAAATTAGGAATTCCTAAAAGCACACTTTATAAATATGAACAAAATCAACTGTTGCCTTCCATGAATATTTTATTAAAAATGAAAGACATTTACAAGTGCGACTATGAAGAATTGGTAAATGCTTATAGAATGGCGAAAGGAGTTTACGATGAAAGAAAAGCTAAAAAAAGAAGTAAGTCAGCTAACTAAAGAAGAGACAGAAGAATTATTAAGTAGAGTTAAAGGGATTTTTGAAGGTGGAGTTACTTTTATAAATCCAGAAAACTATAAAAGTGCTATGGCAAATTATTATAAAAGTTTATAGGACAAGCCTTAGTAAAAATCACACCCACTAAGGACTAAGAGGGATGTATTGTAACAGTTAATAAATTTTAGGAGGGATTCAATGAACGATATACAGATTTTTAATAATGAGCAATTCGGACAAGTAAGAGTAATCACTAAAGATGGAGAGCCTTGGTTTGTAGGTAAAGATGATCTGAAATATTAGGATATTTAGAACCTAACAAAGCAATAACAAGACATACAGATGAAGATGACAGGATAAAACATCCTATCACAGATAATTTGAAAAGAGTACAAGAAACTTGGGTTATTAATGAAAGTGGACTTTACTCATTAATTCTAGGAAGTAAGTTACCAACTGCAAAGAAATTTAAAAAGTGGGTAACAAGTGAGGTACTTCCATCAATCAGAAAACATGGTATGTATGCAACAGATGAACTTATTAATAATCCAGACTTGCTAATAGCAGCAGCAACTAAGATTAAGGAAGAAAGACAAGCAAGGCTTGAAGCAGAAAAGCTAAGGGACAAGTTAATACACCAAAACAAGCTATATACCACAAGCGAGATTGCAAAGGAACTAGGGTTAAAGAGTGCCACTAAGTTAAATGGGTTACTAGCAGAAAAGAAAATCCAGTACAAGCAAAATAAGACATGGTTACTTTATTCCAAGTATGCAGATTGTGGCTATGTAAGTATCAAGCAAGACATTTTAGATAACGGACATATTATCTACGATAGAAAATGGTCGGGCAAAGGAAGGGACTTCATATTAAATTTATTTAAGGAGGAAATGTAATGAGAGAATTAACATTCAGAGAGGTTATAGCAAATATCAAAGAAGGTGAGGTTTGGGAAGGAAAATATAAAAAAATATATATTCAAAATTCAACACTGTTTGTAGAGAACATTAATTCTAATTTTGATGGTGTTATAGCTGTAGGATTTGTTCTTGATGAAATTTATAAATTAAAACGAAAAACACACTCTTTCACAGAAGCATTTAAGGCTTATGAAGAAGGTAAGGAAATAGAGTGTTGCTATGGTGGACAAATACTAAAAAAAGAAAACGAAAAAGATTATTGTTTTGATTATGAGAAAGGAAAGTATGTACCATTAAGCTTTGATGAAACTTTCTTTGACATAACTAATATTAGAAGTGAGTGGTATATCAATGATTAAGGATTTAGCATTTAAACACAAAGTATTTCTAGAAAATTTAGGAATTGACTATAACAACTATTTATTTGTCGGTAAGGGTGCTGATTACTACAGATTTATGGACAAGCACTCTAAACGAGTATATGACACAAGGAGGTAATTGTAAATGAATATTAAAGAATTGGAAAGGGGTATAAAAAATGTTGACAAGTAATGCAAGTATATTATGTTTTTAGTAGCAGTATTCTTAATAGGATTTTTCTCATGGGGCATAGCAAAAAACAAGGTAGACAAGCTTAGAAGTATTTTCTTTTCAGTAGGCAGCTTAATAAGTTTTCTATACACAATAAATATTTAAGTAGGTGAAATAAATGACAGAGGAATTAGCAAGAGATAGCCAAGGCAGATATGCTTATAACCCAGAGTATTTCGGTAAAACTGGTACACCTTATTCACAAGATGACCATGATTATCTTGTTGAATGGTATGACAAGATCTCGCTTGAAGAAATGGCATTTGCACTAGAAAGAACACCAACAAGTATAGAAGCTAGAATGAGGTACTTGAAAAAGAATGGATTGTTATACACTTACAAAGCACCAGCACCAAAGCCACTAAGATACAAAGATATTAAATCTCAAATAGACATTGCAGTTGCAAAATATTTCAATGGCATACCACTAAATGTAATTTTACAAAAAAATAAGGCTAATGCTTAAGCACCACCAAAAGCAAATAGCCAAAACAAAATATATCAAAGTTAATTATACCAAATAAAATCAACAAATATCAAGGAGGTTTTAGATATGAGTAAATTTAAAGTTGGCAATAAGGTAACAGGCGTGAATCTAAACCAATGCATGTATGGTAAAAAGGCAAGGGTTATAAAGATAGTAAACTTTTGTGGAATGACAGGTTATATTTTAGATGAATTTCCTGTGATTAAATGGTGGGAAGACGAATTAAAGCTAATAGAACCAGCAACAGAAGAGTTCACCTTCGAGGAAGTAATAGCAAGGATTAAAGAAGGGGAAGTGTATGAGACTACCAGTAATTTGTTTAGGGCTAAAAAAATTATGAGAAATGGTTGGATATCAATAGAGTTTGATGGTGATTCTAATAAATTAGGCTTTCCAGGAAAGTATAGACTAGTCCCACAAAAGAAAGAATACCACTTTATGAAGTGGAACACCAAGAGAATGGAAAGAGATACTTATTCAGAAGTGATTTAGACCATACCTTAGATGACATGGTAGTGTGTGAAACCAAGTTCGGTAAATCATATGGAAAGATGGTTAAGGCACTTTATAAGGAACTTACAGAAGAAGAGTACAAGGCATACAAGCCTATAATAAAGTCAGTTTAGGGGGTGCAATATGGACGAAAGATTGATTGAAATATTCAAACTGGTGTTTTTACTTAATCAAAAGGGAAAAGATTTGCAATTAACTTTAAGGGATCGTTCTCTTGAAATAATCGATAGTGATTGCCATAACATAATCCCTCATTGGACAGATAATATTTACCTTGGTGAATTTTGGAAAGATGATTATGACGATATGGTAAATAACACTTTAGAAATGCTTAAAGAAATGTTAGAAGGTGCTGAAAATGAGTAACATTCCGGATTGTTGGTATGAATACAGACATGAAAACCCACAAGCTAAGAAAATATATACTTGTAGCTGTTGTGGATATGGAATTTACACTGGTGATGCTTACTGGAATATATCGGGGCAGATAATCTGCGAGGAATGTATAGAGCATCTAAAAAATGAAGCCGAGGAGGGTTAATATGGATAATTACAAAGTTGAAGTCCAAAGCGTTGTATGTGATTACGGAATTTATATAAATGGAGTACTGCAAGACCAGATGATATTTGCACAAAGAAAAAACGCTGAAATTGTGGCTAATATACTAATTCAAGAACATAACGATAGAGTAAACTTTGAAAATAAGTTTATGGAGGGGTAAGAATGTACGAAAATTGTAAATTACAGAATATAAAAACTGTACTGGCTTGTTATGGTGACAAAATGACAGATAAAGAACTTACTCAAATAGCAATTAGGGTAAATGCAGCTAAAGAAAGAATTGATAAGGAGGAAAGAAATGAGCAAATTTAATGAATTATTAGGAAAGACATTATCTAAGATAGAGATAAATGATAGCAAGGACGAAATGGTCTTTTATTGTGAAGATGGCGACAAATATATAATGCTTCATTATCAAGATTGTTGCGAAAATGTGTATATAGAAGACATTAGCGGAAATTTAGACAACTTAGTAGGTTCACCAATAGTTAGGGCGGATGAAAAATCTAATCATGATGAAACTGACTGGATTAGTAGAACTTATACCTTCTATACTTTAGCAACTAATAAGGGTTATGTAGATATTCGCTGGATTGGTGAAAGCAATGGTTATTATAGTGAAGAAGTAAATTTCAAAAAGATAGCTAAACTTTATGAGATAGCAGATGGATATAGAAATATTCAAGCATTGTTAGATAATCCAGAGATCCCAATGGAAATAGCAATTGATGGATTAACCAAGCTAGATGATGATTTTGAGGAAAAAGCTGAAAACATAGCAAAGGTATTAAGGGAAATGGAGGGGGATATAACCTCTCTTAAGGACGAAGAAGTAAGAATATCAAGCAGAAGAAAAGCATTAGAAAACAGGCGACAAGGATTAAAGCTTTATTTAGAAAGCTATATGAGGGCGATAAACAAGACTTCGTTCAAGGGTAAGCTATTTACCTTCTCTATCAGTAAGAGCAAGCCTAGCGTTGAAATAAGCAACCTAGAGGGTATCCCTAGTGAATATATAGAAGTTGAAGAAGTTAAAAAAGTAGATAAAAGAAAATTGCTTGAAGCTTTACAAAACGGAGAAGAAATTCAAGGGGCAGCTATTAAACAAAATGAAAGTTTAAGAATTAGATAGGAGGTAAGGTATGAATTTAAAATTTAGAACTTTAAACGCAAGTGAAATAGATGTAAGAGTGCAAAGCGTTACTGCAAAAGGGTGCATATTGTTACTTTACAAAGATGCAAGATGCGACATGAATATCCTAGACGAAACAGTTGGACCATTGGGGTGGAAAAGGGAACATACAAGAGATAATGCAAATTGTGTTGTTAGCATTTGGGATACAGATAAAAAACAATGGATAAGCAAAGAAGATACAGGGACAGAAAGTAACACAGAAAAAGAAAAAGGACAAGCATCAGATAGCTTTAAGAGAGCCTGTGTAAATTGGGGAATAGGCAGAGAGTTATATACATCACCTTTCATTTGGGTTAATGCTAAAGATTGCACCATTGAAGAGTTTGTATTTAATGGGAAAAAGAAATACAAGTGTAACGATAAATTTGAAGTTGAAAAGTTACTTTATGATGATAAAAGAACAATTATAGCCTTATCTATAAAGAATACCACTAAGAAGGTAAGAGCATTTGTTATGAAGCCACCAGCTGATGTTAAAAAGTAAGGTTACACAGATTTTAAGTATAGAAGATTTGTAAGGCGGTGATAATTTGGCAGAAGTAAAATGGATAAAACTTAATACAGATATGTTCGATAATGCGAAGATTAAGTATTTAAGGACTTTACCAGAAGGGGACAAGATAGTCCTAATATGGGTGATGTTACTTGCTAAAGCTGGTAAATGCAATGCAAATGGATATATTTTCTTAACCGAAACTATTCCATACACTCAAGAAATGTTAGCAGCTGAATTTGATTTTGAGATAACAACAATTCAATTAGCGTTAGGATCACTTATGAAACTAGGAATGATAAACCTTGATGAAAGTAATCTTTGTATTACTGGCTGGGAAGAACATCAAAATGTTGAGGGACTAGATAAAATAAGGGAACAAACAAGGTTAAGAGTGGCTAAATACAGAGATAAACAAAAGTTAATACCATGTAACGTTACAAGTAACGTAACAGTAACGCAATGTAACGGAACAGAAGAAGAAAGAGAAGAAGAAAAAGAAAGAGATAAAGATAATAATAAAAAAGAAAAAAGGAAAACTGAATTTGATTTATTGATAGAAGGATATACAGAAGATTTACAGTTAAGAAATACAATATATGAGTTTCTAAAGATGAGAAAGGCAATAAAAGCACCAATGACAAGTAATGCTCTTAAGTTAATGCTTAATAAGTTGGATAGATTAGCACCTAATGATATACATTGTGATACCAGGATAGCAATATTAGAGCAAAGTATTATGAACTCCTGGAAGGGCATATTTGAACTTAAAGAAGAGCTTAAAAAGAAAGTAGTTCCGGAGGATAGACACTATGGATTTAATGGCTAATGAAGAAATTGAACAAAATGTACTTGGTGCGATATTGGTTGATAGCAGTTTATTCTATAAGATTTTAGACTTGAATGAGGAAGTGTTCTATTCTACTGCACATCAGACTTTATTTAGAGCCTTTAAAAGCGTTTCTAAGGAGTTTCAAAAGATAGATATAGGATTAGTCGGGAATTATATTAAAACCTTTCAGCCGAAGGGATTGACCATCTCATACGTGTCTAATTTAATGCTATCCGTTCCAAGTACAAGTAATTTTGATGAATACCTGGATATATTAATAGACTTGTACCAAAAACGAGAGATAAGAAAGCTATTTCAAAAAGTGGACTTTAAAGAAAACAGTAACTTAATAAAAGAAAAGTTACTAGGTGCTTTAAATAATGTGTATCAGCAAAAAGCTAAGGATATAAACACCGGCGAAATGGTTATGAATAGATTAGATTCAATCCTATCTCACGAAGAAAGAAAAGGACTTAAAACAGGATTTTGGGCGATAGATAATAACTTAAAAGGCTTTCATGGCGGGGGATTAATAACAATAGCAGCTAGATCACAAGTTGGAAAAACCACTTTTGCAGTAAATGTGTTCACTTACATGGCTTTGTATGGATATAAACCACATTATTTTAGTTTGGAAGTTCCACGAGAAGAAGTGTTAAATAAAATGCTTTCCTTACAAAGTGGAATTGAAAGTAAGTATATAAGGTTTAACAACGTACCACAAGAAGATGAGGAAAAACTGGTACAAGTTGGTTCAATACTGGCTGGTAAAAACTTTTATATTCGTGATGATAGAAGCGATATTGAAGCGATAACCATGAAAATAAGGGAAGAAGTAATAAACAATAACTTAGATATAGCATTTATTGACTTAATTAATAGAGTTACTACCAAAGAAAAGGCTGGAACTAAGGCTGAATACATTGGAAATATAACAAGAAGGCTAAAATTACTTGCTATGGAGTTAAATATTCCAATAGTAATCATGGCTCAAATTAATAGAACAGTTGATAAGCAAGTAGATAAAAGACCAACGTGTGCTGATTTAAAAGAAAGTGGAAGCATAGAAGAAGATTCAGATGTAATAATCGGACTTTATAGGGACCCGAGGTTATCAGATGCAAACTATAGAAGGGATAATAAGATTGAAGCTGATTTTACTAGTGATAATCCAGACAAAAACCCAGAACGTATAGAAATGATTTTTATGAAGTCTAGGTATACAGGAAACGGAACAATTCCACTAAGATATTCGGGAAATATAAATAAAATATCAGATGTTTATTAAAAATAGGAGGAATTTATGGATGGTTACTTATCAAAATTGGTTGAGTTGATAAAAGAAGGTAAAACCAATAAGGAAATAAAAGCTGAATTTTGGGTTAATGATAGCCAATTAACCTATATGAGAAACAAGCTAGGGATACTTACTAAAAATAATAGAAAGAGGAGTGTGAACTAAAATATGGAGGGATATATAACTATAGAAAATGGTATAAGCGTATCTCAACAAAGGCAATTAATTGAAATGACACGAGGATTGATGGCAGCACTCACACAAGATGAATTTGTGCAAATAGCATCAGTTTATAAGAATGTTGTTGATAGATTATCAGAACAAGCAAAGAAAGAAGGTATAGAAATATGAATAAGACAGTGTTAATCGGGAATTTAACCAAAGATATAGATTTAAAGTTTCAAGCTGGGAGCGGCTTAGCAATAGGAAAGTTCAGTTTAGCAGTTGCTAGACAAAAGAAAGGTGAAACGGATTTTATTAACTGCATAGCATTTGGCAAAACTGCCGAAACAATGAGCCAATATCTATTTAAAGGTTCAAAAGTGGCTGTTGAGGGACATATACAAACTGGAAGTTATACCAATAAAGAAGGGCATAAAGTTTATACAACAGATGTCGTTATAGATAGATTTGAATTTGTTGGTGGCAAGAACGAGGGACAAGCACCAAGCAATAACCAAGCAAGTTTTGGAAATGATATAGTTCCAGATAACGATATTGATTGTCCATTCTAAAGTCGTAATTGCAAGAAAGTATTTTTAATTGTGTAAATGATGAAAGAATACAGCAGTGTGATTGTGGGCGAATTAAAGGTAAGAAAACTATTTTAGCTAATTTTGCAAGGGTGGGAATAACAACAGAATTTCAAGATAATGGAGTATTTAAGAATCATAATTCGCTATGTATAGAAAATAATTACTGTCCTCAATGTGGAAAGAAATACAAGGTTATGGATAGAGAATAAGAAATTTAGCAAGAAAGTGAGAATTGTATGAAGATAGGATTAGTTGATGTAGATGGTCATAATTTTCCTAACTTAGCTTTAATGAAAATATCAGCTTATCATAATCTTTAGGTGATAATGTTGAGTGGTATGAGCCTATGTTTAGTGGACATATGGACAAGGTTTATATGAGTAAGATATTTACTTTTACAGATGATTATATTTATAACATTGATTCAGATGAAATAGTAAAGGGTGGTACCGGGTATTTCTATCCAACTGGAGGAACAGAGTTGCCAGAAGAAATTGAGCGTATATATCCGGATTACTCAATTTATTATGATAAGATACCAGCAACTAGAGAAACAGCTTACGGCTTTTTAACAAGAGGCTGTCCTAGAGGATGTGACTTTTGTATAGTAGGCAAAAAGGAAGGTAGATGTAGTAGAAAGGTTGCTGATTTAAGTCAATTCTGGAAAGGTCAAAAATACATTGAGGTAATGGATCCAAACCTTTTAGCATGTAAGGATTGGAAAGGATTATTACAGCAGCTTATTGATAGTAAGGCAATAGTCAATATTAATCAAGGCATGGATATAAGGTTTATGACTGAAGAAAAGACGGAAATGATAAACAAGTTAAAGGTAAAGCTAATTCATTTCGCTTGGGATAATTATGAGTTTGAAACATATGAAAAACTAAAAAAGTATAGACCATTATTGAAGTTTAATGGAAGGAAATTAAGGGTATATGTATTGGTTAATTTCAATACTACCTTAGAGCAGGATTTAGATAGAATCTATAAGTTAAAAGAGCTAGATTATGACCCTTATGTGATGATTTATGAAAAGTGGAATGCTCCTAAGGAGATAAGAAGATTGCAAAGATGGGTAAATAATAAATTTATATTTAGATCGTGTGAAAGATTTGAGGATTATAAATCTTAATATGTAGAAAGCACGACATAACTGAATAGGGGTTAAGTTTATAAGCTTAATATAGGACAAGTTAATTGCATAGGCTTAGCCCTACATTATCAATTAATAATCAAGTGAGAGGGAAGTGATTAGATGTTTTTAATAGGTTTTGTAAGTGGAATCGGAATAACGTTTCTTTGTATAAGCGTGTACACTTGTTTGGTTGTTAGTGGGAAGGAGGATAGAAATGAGAGAGAATAAGTTTAAGATATGGGATAAAACTCGAAATAAAATGTTAACTAGTAATTGTGGGGCGTTTCTTTTAACCCAAGAAGGAAATGCAGTTTTTCACCAAAATGGGAATAACCCATTAGAAGCATTAATAGAACAGATAGATTATGAAGTTTTAATGTATACAGGACTTAAAGACAAGAACGGAACAGAGATTTATGAGGGGGATATTATTAGAACTCATGAAAACAGGATTCAAAAAGTTATTTGGCATAACAATGGATTCAAACTTGAATATAAATTTAAGCGTTTATATCGAGGAGAGAGTTATTGGGAAACAAGAAAAGATATTGAATTATCAGAAACCAATAATAAAAGATGGGGGATAAAAGTAATAGGCAATATCTATGAAAATCCGGAGTTACTGAAAGAAGGTGAGTAGATGAGGTACAAGTATTCAGATGCAGAATTGAAAAAGCTTCTTAAAAATCTTTGTATTGTAATTGACACTAGAGAACAGGTTAATAAGCACATTACAGATTATTTTGATAAGAAGAAGATTAAGTATAAAGTCAGAAAGCTAGACCAAGGGGACTATAGTTGCTATATCGAGAGCAACGAAGAAACTCAACCTTTAGGAGTAATAAGAGATTGGTATTTTGATAATCAGATAGCCATAGAACGTAAAAATTCGGTAGATGAATTAATCCAAAGTATCAAGGATAGAGATAGATTTGAAAATGAATTTGCAAGGCTTAAGATGAACGGAATAAAGGTCCATATGCTAATCGAGGATAAGGATTTCTACACCAAGTTGGCGATTGGTGATTATAGAAGTGAATACAAGAAGGAAAGTGCGGTTGCCAGTTATGAAACTTTAATATCCAGGTACGATATATCAGTCCAGGGACACGAAAAAAGGGAAGTTGGCTATAGAATACACAAGATTTGCTATTACTTTGTAAGGGAACTTATTAAAAACATAGGGTACATGGAGGGAGGAAAATAGATGATAGATTACAAAAAGGCACTAGAACTTAAGCAAAGTGGTAAGCCATTAAAAGAAATTATGGAAGAGTTAAATATAGATGTTAAGTACAAGACATTCCAAAAAGCATTGTATGAGTATGAAAAGACAGGGCATGAAAGAGAATTTAGAAAAATAGAGAGTTTAGATGCAGACCTTCGAGAGGTGGTTTTAGAAGCGATTAGAAAGGGGACAACCTTAGAGGAATTAGAATACCAAGGAGTAAGCAAGAGGGTGTCTAAGGCTTTGATAGAGGACTTAAAAGAAGAAGGGTACGAGATAGGTGAGGTAAACGGAACAATATCCATACTAAAAACAGTAATAGGTCCAGTTGAGGAACATAAGGAAGAGTGGAATGGCGAGGAAGAAATAATATTTGGGGTTGTGTCAGATACCCACTTATGCAGTAAGTACCAACAGATAACATTCCTTAATGAAGCTTATGATAAGTTTAAGGAACTAGGAATTAAGAAGGTTTACCATTGTGGGGATATATCGGACGGATTTTATAAAAACCGAGATCAACAAATTTATGAAATATTCAAGTTTGGGGTAGATGAACAAGCTGAATATATCATAGAAAATTACCCTAAGAGAGAAGGAATAACCACAGATTTTATAATAGGAAACCATGATAACACCGCGATTATCAACGGTGGAGCAAATATTGGCAAAATGATTGCTAGAGAAAGAAAGGATATGAATTATTTAGGTCATAGTTTTGCTAAAGTTTGGTTAACACCAAAATGTGACATGGATTTAGTTCACCCAATAGACGGTTCAGCGTATGCACTTTCATATAGCGGTCAAAAGTATTGTGATAGCTTAAGTGGAGGGGAAAAGCCAAAGATTATAGCAATGGGGCATCATCACAAATTCTTCTATATGTTCTACAGAAATATTCACTTTATAGAAGTCCCTACAACACAGGCGCAAACTCCATTTATGAAGGGTAAGAAGTTACCAGCTTATACAGGAGCATTGATTTGTAGGCTTAAGGTAGATGCAGAAGGGACAATAAAGAATTTCAATGTTGAGTTATTACCACTTTATAAAGCTTTAGAAAATGATTTTTAAGAGGGGTTAAGTCCCCTCTAAGGAGGTAAAAATGGAAGAATTGTTAGTGTTATTAGGTGCTTTAATAGCGGTAAGTACAATGTATTTAATGTTTATTCATTCAACTTTAACAGATATAAGAGAAGAATTGGAAAGAAGGAATGATAAGGAATGAAAAAATATTCTGCTATGGGTGGAGGAGAATTTGAATTTAATCCTAGTAAATTAGATGAAAAGGTAGCAAGAAGAGAAAATTTTTACAATAACGCTTTCATTATTATAAATAGCTTTATCGATGCTAATGCAAGACACTATCAAAAGTTAGGTCTAGGAACACAAGAAAACTTTAAAGAAGAAATTATAAAAAGATTAATTAAAGATTTTAGGGGGATTGATTAATAATGACTTTAGAAGAGTTTAAGGAATATGCAAAAACAGTTACTAGGGAAGAATTTTTTAATAGTAGCTATTATAATTTTGATGGAAGCATTGAAATTGGTGAAAATGAATATTTGGCTTGTCCGGGCGGATTAGGTTTGTTAGAGGATTGCGGCGAAGGATGCAAACAATGTTGGTGGGAAGCAGTAAAAGATATTAAGTTTAAAGATGATATAGAAAAAGATCTTATAGAAGCAATGAACAAACAACCAATTATTGTTTCTGATAGCGTTAATCATCCTTCACATTATACTCATGGGAAAATAGAAACCATAGATAAAATAGAAGATGTTTTGGGATTAGAAGGTTTCCAGGCTTATTGTGTGGGTAATGCTATAAAGTATTTAGATAGATACAAGTTAAAGAACGGATTCGAGGATATAAAAAAGGCTCAAAGATACTTAGAGTTTTATATTGAGAAAACGGAGGGAAAAGATGAAGAAAAAAGATAGGTTAAGAATGATAAAAGAAAGCCAACAGGCTGTAAAACATATAAAAAGAATAATCCAATATGCAGAAGATAAAGGGTTTTGTAAGTTAGCGGAAGATGCTAGAGGAATTATGTTGTATCACAAACTTAGAATTAGGATGCTTAAAGATAGATAAGGGAGGATTAACATGGATAGAAAGGAAATTCAAGATAGAATAGAACAGAATAAAAAGGCTTTAGCTGATTTGGATAAGAAGTATTTAAAAGCTTTTGCACCAGAAGGGTACAAGAGTGGGACAAGCTACAATGACTATGACACAATTCACGGAAGCAGAAAAGATCCACGAATCACAGAATACTTTGAGGAACGTAAAAAGATATTAACCTTAATAGAATTAGATGAGGGATTGCTAGATAAGGTTGATATGGTAGATGTGGACGAAGAAGAATACTTAAAAGTGCTAGATACCAATGTGAAAAAAGTAAAGTTTCTAAGATGCGTTAAGGGATATACACAAAAGGAAGTTGCTGAAAAGCTTGGGGTATCAGAACAGACAGTAAGAAGGATTGAGAAAGAAACTAGTGCTAGAAAGGATGAAGTGTCTTGAATTATAAGCAAAGAAAGGAACATAAGGTTATTAAATGTTGTCAGAAATTCTTTTCTAACTTGTCAAAAAGGGATGTAAGTTACAAAGAAGCTAAAAAAATAAACAAAGTTTTAAAGCAATATGAGGATTATTAAATTGTAGAAAATACGAATTAAAGAAAGGATGTTGCAAAATGAAAGATTTGAAATCTAAAGAAAGTAATGAGGTTGAGAAAATTAAAGTAACAAGTGCAGAGATAGTTGTTCATGGGAATGCAAATAAACCATACTATGAGATTAAATATTACCGCTTTGATGATGGAGTATGTCATATAGGTTATAGTTCATATAATTTAAAAACTGTATTCAATTGGTTAGAGGAATGCTTTGACATAGTTTAGTCGTAATACTAAGATAATGTGTAGAAAGTACGAGGAAGTGATGTTAATGAAAATAGGTAATCTGGATATGCATTGTGGAGATTGTAAAATAATTGATTATTGTGATGAGCCTTATTCAGAAATATGTATTTGTGGAGAATTAAGATTTAAGGATGTTGAAGAAGATAGGTTTATTGAGTTAGCAGAAACATCAAAAAGAAAATCAAAACAAGCAATAATCAATGATGTTTATAAAAGATTATAATACGTAATACTAAGAAAATGTAAGGTAAAAAGTAGGTAAATGTAAGGTAATTGGTAGACAGTTGATAGTTGCTATTGTTTTTTAGTGTGATATAATGGTATTAAGTTAAAGTGTAAGATAAGTCGGGAGATTAAATTCTCTCGGCTTTTTGTTTTGCTTTAAAACTGACTGTGAAGCTTAGTTATATTGGCCTTACTAAGTGGAGTTTGGAATAGGGTGTATTATTTAGCAATAAGTCTATGGCCAAATGCAACAAGTCTAAATATGGGGTTGGAGTTATAAGGGTTTACCAACGTGTCAGTAAGGGAGTGGAAGGCTGATAGATTAAAACTACTGGAGGTGATTGGGTTGGAGAGATATATCAAGAAAGTTTTGCTATTTGGCAAGGATGAAAAGAATGGAGAATGTATTTGCAGTTTCTTTAATCCTAGTTGCCAAAAGGGTTATAACGGTGAATGTGAAGAAGTAGAATGTACCATAGATAGATTTGGTGATATAAAAGAGTGTTTTAAGAATAATAAAAGAGATCATGCTAAAAGTGATATATAAAGTGTTGGATTGTTGGTAGAAGGGAGGTAAGTATAAAATGGCTTTAACGGATAAGCAAAGAGATGCTATTGAATATATCGTAAAAGGTGAAAACATTAGTAATGTTGCCAAGTTAGTAAAGGTTAATAGAACTACTATTTACGAATGGATGAAGAAAGAAGAATTTAAGAGTGAAGTAGACAGGCTTACAACAGAGATAAAAAATGGAGTTAAACAAAAGATTAATGCCAAAATAGATTCAGTGCTTGACCAAGTGTACAAGATAGCCACTACAAGCAAGAGTGAGAAGAATAAGCTAGATGCCTGTACTTATCTGCTAGACCAAGCTTTAGGAAGGGCCACAAGCAAGGTTGCTGATGTTACGGACAAGGAAGCAGATAATGCTAAGGTTGACCTAGATAGTGAGATGAAAGACCTTGATAACGTGGTTGATTTCGGCAAAGTTAAGGCGAAATAATTTAATACTTCGCGTAGAGCAACGCGAAATAATAAAAATAACGCAAAAAGTTTAGTGTTGGTAAACAATGTTGTGGCTATTATCAATAGATTCTCAACAAAGAATGAGAGTATCACTAGCTTGGAGCGTTACAAAAATTACTTCGTGAAATTGATTATTTAGCGAAATAATTTACTGTGTGCTACTCAATTCCTAGATAGGGGGTATGGTTCTAATTTGCCACTCTCTCTAGGGCGGTGCTTTAGCTATATAATTTTTATAATAATTTTTCAAACTCGAAAGGAATGAGTGTTTTGGATGATTTCCATAAAGCAAATGCTAAGAAAGTGACTTCTTATGATTTAAATGCTAAATGTGTATGTATAAAATCCAAAAACAAAAAGAAAATGAAACAATTATGCAATAAGAAAGCTAGAAGAGAAACCAATATGATTATAATAGATGAATTTGCATTTAAAGATTAGCAATAAGCTAGTCTTTTTATTTTGAAATAAATTAAGGAGGAATGAAGATGATACAATTTGACGGATATGAATTAACTGAAAATCAGTATAATCTTTATATCCTTAAAAAGCATTTAATAAGGTATACTGGTGATATTGTAAAAGCCAATATGCTGATTGAAAAACATAAAAAGAACTTATTCGGCAAGAATGGATTAGCAGTAGCACTTGGAGAGCATGACTTTGAGTTCTATTGCTTATATTTTTTACAAGATACTTTTGTTCCGAAGGAAGATAATACCGCGAGAAACCTTGCACCGGTTCACCTTGAAATATGGGAAGAACTAAGTAAGATATTTATAGATGATTTATATGATAAAGAGGAATTTGTACTTCCTAGAGGTTGTTCTAAGTCAACTATTATAAATAAAGCTTTAAGCTGCTATGCACATTGCTATAAAAAGAGTAGATATACCATTGTAATTGGTAATAAAGAAAGTGATGCTACCCAGTTTATTGATGATACTAAGCAAATGCTAAGTAATAAATACATAGTCCAAGGATTTGGTGTTTTAGTTAACAGAAGGGAAAGGACAGTTAATAAAATTGAACTTGAATTAACTAATGATACTAAAATACAAGCCTTTTCTTGGGGTTCTTCTGTAAGAGGTACTACCTATGGTTGCATAGATGGTATATTTAGACCTTCTTTAGTTATATGTGATGATATTCTTAGTGAAGATGATATTTTAAGTGATGGTGCTAAAGAAAAGGTAATTAAAAAGTATTATACAGAAATTGCCGAGGTTGGTGATACAGAAGTAATAAGAAATGGTATTAAGATTAAAGCTTCCACTAAATTTATTATTATAGGTACACCACTAGCACCCGATTGTTTTATAAATACAATTAGGCAAGATAGCACATTTAAAGTATTTAAAAGAAGTGTTTGTGATTTTGATGTTGACGAATACTTTGAGAATAATCAATGTTGGTTACATTATAAAAAGATACTTCTTAATGACAAAATTGATAAAGAAGAAAAAGAGATCTTATTAAAAGAATACTATTCCAAGCATAAAAGTGAGATGGAGTTTAAGACTATTTGGGAAAAGTACCAATGTGACAAGTTGGCGCAGAAATACTTCACAAAAAGAACTGCTTTCATGCAAGAACTTATGTGTTCTACTGAAAAGATAGGGGAAAAGTGGTTTAAGAGTATGAGAACTCAATCTAAAGAACAGATTGAGGATAATTACTTCTTAAAAACAATGTTATGCGCTGACCCAGCTTCTACAATTACAAGAACTTCTGATAGTACCGCTTTGTGCGTTGGTTCACTTGCTAATAATGGCTTTAAATATATTAGAAAAGGAATATTATCCAAGTTAGGTTTTGAAGAGTATTGCCAAAAGGTGGTTGAGTTATTTAAAGAATATACCCAAGTAACTCACATTTATATTGAAAAGAATACATTCCAGGGCGCTGATGTGATTAGAATAAAAGAAATTATAAATGCTGACCCAACTTTAAGAAATAGGCCAGTTACCTTTATTAATGAAATGCAGAGAAAAAATAAAGATAACAAAATATCTGCTATGGTTGATGATGTTAATTCTGGACAAGTTATATTTAATGAAGATGATAAGGAGTTTAATCAACAAATATTAGATTTTGCTGGTCAACTTTATTCTTTGCATGATGATGCTCCAGATGTAACGAGTGAGTTTTGGAAGAGAATAGATGAAATAGAAGTAAGACCAAGTTTTTCAATTACAACTTGGGATGAATTATATGGTTAAGGAGGTGTGTGCATGGAGCAAAAGGAACTAGAGTTAATACAAAAGTGTCATAGTGATTTTGAAACTAAGAAAAGTTACTATGATGACATAAATCGCTATTATTATGGGAATACTGATTCTTTAATCAACTTTGTGCCACGGAAAGGGCGTTCTAATCTAAAGGCTAAAGCTAATTTTATGCAAAAGCTTATAGATGAGGAAGCACAATATAGTTTTGGAAATGATATTACGTATATTGCTAAAGATGATAACGAACAAGTTATTAAAGACATTGATTATAATTTAAGTAATAATAATGAAGATCATGATATTAATTTAGGGATAGATTTAATTAAATTTGGTATTGTTTATGAAATAAGCTATTTAATTGAATACGAGCCTAAAAAGTTTAAGTTTAAGAATAAAATTGTAAGTCCGTTAAATGGATATATGTATATAGTAGATGAAGAACCAAAATACTTTATACATACTTATAAAAAGCAACTTGATGAAAAAGAATATATAGATGTTTATACAAATGAATATATATTTCATTTTGATTCAACATGGACAGAGGTAAAACCAGTTACACAACATTACTTCGGAATTGTTCCAGTTGGTTTTGGGATGGTCGGAGGTAAAAGATACAACGAAGATAAGGGCTATATTGAAGGGGATAAAACTATTTACAGAACTATAAAAACAATACAAGATGCTTTTGAAACTAATTTAAGCGATATTGTTTGTGAAATCTCAGATTTAAGGAATGCAATACTTAAACTTTATGGTGTTGAAGCTGAAAACGAAGTTGATGAAAACGGGAAAGTTATTCTTGATGAAAACGGTAAGCCACAAAAGAAACAACCAGTAATAAAAGACAATACAGTTATGTTATTTGGTGATAAAAATTCACAGGATGCAGAGTGGCTTATTAAAAATATAAATGATACTTTTATTAAAAACACTAGAGATGATTTGAAAGACCTTATTTATACTCTTACTAGTCATATTGATAGTAATGAAAAGATGCAAAGTAATCTATCCGGTGTTGCTTTAAGAAGTAGACTTCAAAGTTTAGAAGCTAAGTGTAAAATGAATGAAAAGGCTATGAAGAACATCATAAAAACTAGGTTAATTTGTTTGTTTAAGTTTTTATATTTAACTGCTAGTAAGCAATATGATATTAACTTAATAAAAATAGAGTTTACTCCTAACGTTCCCGTTGATGAAACTTCAATAGCGCAGATGATTTCACAATTACCACATGAAGTTGTTTCAAATGAAACTAAGAGAAGTTGGTTGCCTCGTATTGATAATCCTGTTACAGAAGGGGAAAAGATTAAAAAAGAAGCTAGAGAAGAATTGCCAGAGATAGACCTTAATAATTTCACCCATGAATAGAGGTGATTAAATGAAACTTACTGATAAACAAGTACAGGATTTTATGAAAAGTCTCTATAAAAATAGCGATGATGAACTAAAAAAGCTATTCAAACATCAAGCCTCTATTAAAAATAATGTTTTAGGTGAAGTTGCTAATATAATGCTTATTTATGTAATAGAAAATGATGTAATGATTATGTCTAAGTTGGAACAAGATAGAGAAATGAAAAAGTTAGGCGATTTAATTAACTCTTATGTGAAAGCTGATGCAGAGATGCAGATTTCTATTATATATAACTTGTTGAATAGCACTGTAGACAATACATTTAAATTCTATTCTTACAACGCTAAAAAGAAAGATGTTGAAAAGATAATTAAGAAACATTATAAAGGCAAGCACTTTAGCAATAGAGTTTGGGAAAACGAAGAAGAAGTTGCTAAGTATATGAAGAAGCAATTAAAAGATTTCCTAAATGGTAAGGTTAGTGTAAATAAGATAAAGAAAAATGTTGAAACCCTTTTTAATAGTGGTGCTTATAATGCTAAAAGATTAGCAGAAACTGAAATAAGCAGATGTGCTAGTGAAGCTTTTAATAAATTTGGTGATGAAGTTGGAATAAAAAAGGTAAGATACAATGCCCAGCTTGAAGCTTGCGACAAATGTAAGCCTTTTGATGGGAAACTTTATGATTTTGATAACAAGCCAGAACTACCAAAACATCCGTTTTGCAGATGTTATTACGATATCATTGAATAATTAAGTCTTAGGAAACTAAGGCTTTTTATTATGCCTTTTATAGCTTACCACAAGGCTTTAAAGAATGGGATAGCAATAATATTAAGTTGAACTTTATGGGGCATTTATGAACTGTAAGGGGCAAGGAGGAAATATGAAAAAAAGCGAATTATTAAAGCTAATAGAAACAATAGCTGATGATGGGGACATAAACGAAGTAATTCTTGGGGCTGACGAGTTTAAGGAATTAGGGAAAGTGGACTTATCTAAGCTAAGCACTGATGAGTTTAAAAACTTATTAACAACAAATGAAGCAATTAAAGGTTATATGACTTCTCGTGATGATAGCATTAGGTCATCTGCGGTAGAAACCTTTAAAAACGGAAAAATGAAAGAACTTATAGATAAGGCGGTTGAAGAAGCAAAGAATGGAAAGAAAACTCCAGAGCAAGAAAGAATTGAAGAGTTAGAAAAGCAATTTGCTGAATCACAAGCCCAAATTCAAAGGCAAAACACTATTAACAAATATACAGGAGTTCTAAAAGAAAAGGGATTGCCTACTGAACTAGTAGATTTTGTTTATGGTGATGGCAAAGAAGAAACTATTGATAAGAATATTGAAACTTTAGGGACAGTATTCACTAGTGCTATTGATAGTGGTGTTAAATCGAAGTTAGGTACAAGTTCTTATGTACCACCAAATGATGATGCAACAAATGCACTTGATGCACAAATTGCCAGTGCAATGGGTGTAAAATAATTTATTTAAAAAGGATAGGTGATATTTTATGGCAAATACATTAGCGTATGCAACTTTATTTCAACAAAATTTAGATAAGGCAGCAGTTCAACAAGCTAGAACTGGCTGGATGGAAGGTAATGCTGGACAGGTAATCTATAAAGGTGGTAAGGAAGTAAAGATTCCTAAGCTTTCTATGGACGGATTAGGGGACTACGATAGAAATGGTGGTTTCAATGGTGGTTCAGTTACTTTCGAGTATCAAACAAAGCAAATGACACACGATAGAGGTAGATCATTCTCTATAGATGAACTTGACGTTGATGAAACTAATTTTGTAGTTACTGCTTCAACTATAATGGGAGAATTCCAAAGAACTAAGGTTGTACCAGAAATTGATGCAACAAGAATAGCTTCTCTTGCAACTATGGCTATTGGAGTTGCTGACGACACACAAGTCAAGTATGGATATACACCAGCAAAGGCAAGTATCGTTGACGAAATTAAGGCTGGTATAAAGAGAATAAGGGAAGAAGGATTTGAAGGCGATTTAGTCTGCTATGTAACTTATGATGTTTCAATGTTAGTTAGTCAATATTATGGCGAAAAGTTATCGGCTGCAACATTTGCAATTAATGGAGTAGATACAAGAGTTCCAGCAATAGATGGCGTACCACTAGTAGAAATGACTTCTAACAAAATGTACACAAAGTTAAAGTTTAATGATGGTAAAACATCAGAGCAAACAAAAGGTGGTTTTGAAAAGGCTTCTGATGGAAAGTCAATTAACTTCTTATTAGTGGCTAAAGAATGCCCTATTGCAGTTTCAAAAACAGATAACATGAGAATTTTCAGCCCAGAAATAAACCAAAAGGCTAGAGCTTGGGCCATGGATTATAGAAAATTCCACGATATATGGGTTCCAGATAACAAATTAAAAGGTTTATACGTAAGTGTAAAAGAAGCAAAGTTACCCTAGCGAAGCCCTAGACAATGCTAGGGTTGGAAAAGCCAAAGTTGGTAAAGCAAAAGTAGGAAAGGGTGAAT